TCAATCATCTTTAGTAAAAGAAAATCCAGTTTATGTTTTACTACACGAAGCTACTCACGCTTTAACAGTTGATAATGTAGATAAGTATTACAACTCAACAACATTTAAAAATATAGATGTAAGCGACATAGCTGCTAGAGCTAAAGCTATCAATACAGTTTTAAAAACAAAAGGATTACCTAAACCTGTCGCAGAGATGTTCCGTATGTTTAAGAAAGCGGATGCTATGCGTGATGAGATAGCAGCTAAAGGTGAACTAATGACACTTAAAGGTAAACCTGATTTATATTGGATAGAGAACCCATCAGAGTTTATGTCTATGGCTTTTTCCGACCCGCAGTTACAACAAGCATTAAAAGGTATACAATACACTCCTAAGATGACAATGTGGGAGAAGGTTGTTAACACTATTAAAAGTTTCTTTGGTAGAGGTGTAAGCACAGACTTAGCGGATAACATCGTTAGTCGTGTAGGTGAGATAGCTGAGATGAAACTTCCTTCTCAAAGAGGTAGAGGTGTTGATTATGCACCTGAAGGTAGAGCGAAGATAGAGACAGACCCTGAGTGGCAGCAATGGACAAACGCTGTGTTAAAAGGAGAAAAACCTACGCTACCTAGATTAGAAGTTGTAGGTGATATTGACTCAGCTCATAAGATATTAACAGAAAAGTACAAGAAGAATCCTGAGTTATTAAAGAAGTTTGATGAAGCATCTGTTGATGATTTAGATGAAGAGTTTGCAGCTTTATTTGAAATGGGTGCTCAGTCTATTAAAGACCGTAGAAAGATTCGTGTAGAAAGCGAGATATTCAAAGACTTGTTAAAAGGTTCTAACGAACGCTTAATGAAAGCTGTTAAAGAATTTGACGACACAGAAAGCTTACAATCAGAAGCAGCATTAAGAAATCAGTTAAGCGAGTTTGTAGAGATATACGACTACTACAGACAAATGGGTTCTGAGGATTCTAAGAATCTTGCGATGCGTAGACAGAAGAAACCTATATCTAGAAAGATAGGGTTAGAGAAAAGCGAGTTACAAAACACTGCTCTTGTAAGAGAATTTCTTAACAACCAAGCAGGTGGTATGTCTCCTAAGAAAGCTGTTAAACTAATTAAAGAGATGTACGATCCTAATAACCCTGAAGCTACTATAAGAAAAGTATTAGGGTTAGCCAAAAAGGCACAAGGAAAAAGCTTGTTAGATATGACCACTGAATATTGGATTAACTCCATCCTTAGTGGACCTCGAACACAAGCTGTCAACTTACTAGGTAATGCTTTAAGTCAGTTACTAGGAACAGCAGAGATGGCAGCAGGTGCGGTGCTTAGTGGAAATATGCCGTTAGCTAAAGCTGCTCTAGCTTCTTGGGCTGATAGTGCGTTATGGAGAGAAGCTCTTTCGGCTGTTGGGAAAACAATAGTAACAGGAAGAGAAGTATTAGATGTAGGCAGTAGAACAATGGAAACATCTAGGCAAGCTATAGGTGAGTCTATTGATTTTGATCCTTTAGGTAAAGGTAGTAAAAGTATAGACAGAAATTTCATAAACACATTAGGCACAGTAGTTAACCTACCTGCTAGAGGTTTGTTGACTGGAGATGAATTATTCAAACAACTAGCTTTTAGAAGAGCCGCTCGATTGAAGGCAGGTATGGAAGCTATTAATTTAGGAATATCTGACTCTAAAGGAATAGCTAAATATGTTGAAGATAAACTAAATAAAGTAGTTACCGTAGGTGGACAAGTTATGTCTGAAGAAGCTTTAATAAGAGAAGCTACAAAACAAGCAGATAAGTTAGGTTTAGTAGGTCAAAAGTTTGCTAAGAAAAGAGCTGCTCACATTAAGAAGTATGTTGATGACAACTTTGATGAAGATGCTTCTAACCTTGCTGCTTATGCTTTAGAAGAAGCTAAATACTTTACACACACTAGAGAGTTAGAAGAAGGGACTTTAGGAAAAGGAATACAAAACCTAACTAAGAATTTTGCGTTTACTAGGTTTGTTTTACCTTTTGTCCGTACTCCTTCAAACCTTTTGAGTTTTGCTTTAGAAAGGTCTCCTTTAAGTGCTTCTTTTAGAATCCCAGGAAGTAATAAAAGATTGAATGTACCAGGGTTGAGATCAGAAGCGGAAGCTATGAGGGAGGGTTTAAAGTCTAGTGATCCTGTAATTCAAGCAGCAGCGAGAGGTAAAGTTGTAACAGCGTTTGCAGGTACAGGTTTGTTTTACGAGATGGTGTTTAATAATAATAACACCTTACCTCTTATTACAGGAGGTGGACCTAAAGATGAAAAACAAAAGAAGATACTAGAAGAGACAGGTTGGAGACCTTACAGTATAAAAATAGGTGATACATATTACGATTACAAGAAGTTAGACCCTATAGCTACTATACTAGGCATCGTTGCTGATATGAGCGAGATGATGAAGGAAAATGAAGAAGCTAACGAAGAAGGAGTAGAGCAAGTCGGGATTGCGTTAGCAACAGCTTTATCTAGAAATGTAGCTAATAAATCATACCTAGCTGGTATTCAATTGTGGGCCGAAGCGTTTCAAGACCCTGACAGGTTTGGAGAAAGATTAGGTAGAAACTACGTTAGTTCTTTTGTTCCTAATGTACTTTCTCAAATGCAAGACTATGATAAGCAATCCATGAGGGAAGTAAGGGATGTTGCGGATGCTATACTTAAAAAACTTCCTGGAGGTAGAGATATGCTTGATCCTAAAAGAAACATATTGGGAGAAGAGAAAATAATTGATTACGGCACAATTGGATTTATGAATCCTATCGGAGCTTCAAAAGAAAAAGACGATGCAATATTACAGGAAATGGCAGATTTACAATATGCGTTCAGACAACCTAGTCCTAAAATATCAGGAGGGAATGTAAACCTGTTAGATTTTGTTAACAACAGAGGAAGAACAGCTTACGATAGAAGTCTTGATCTATTACAAACAGTAACAGTAGGAGGTCGAACTTTAAGGCAAACTTTAAAACGATTAATAAACTCTTCCCAATATCAACGGCTTCCTGGTTATTCTGCTGAAGTAGGAGTTGATAGTCCTAGAGTACAAGAGATAAATAAAGTATTAAAGCGTTTCAGAAAGATAGCTAAAAGAGAAATGTTAAAAGAATTTCCTGATGTATCAACACAAATAAACAATGTAGATCGTGCCTTAAAACTTAACAGGCAAGGTGTTAACAAACAAGAAGTGCTTGAACTTTTATCACAAACAAATTAATAATAGATTACCATGGCTAATACATACGTAGACTACACAGTTGGAGCAGGTCAAACAGACTTTGCATTTTCTTTTCCTTATCTTGATGACACTCATGTAGTTGTACAGTTAGACGATTCAACAGGCAGTTCTCCAGGAGGTAAGTTTTATACTGTCTCTACAGGAGATTACACTATTATAACATCTCCTTCTGCTCTTATCAGATTTACTACTGCTCCTGAGACTGGTGCTAGGATAAGAATTAAAAGAGACAGTGCATCTGATACTGCTCTAGTAGACTTTGAGAATGGTAGTGTACTTACTGAAGTAGAACTAGACCGTGCTTACTTACACAACTTATATCTTAACGAAGAGATAGAAGAAGGTAGTGGTAAGAACACAATGACCAAAGACCCTGTTGATGGGAACTACGACGCTGATTTAGCTAAGATTAAGAACCTTGCTGATCCTACAAACCCTCAAGATGCTGTAACTAAGAACTACGCAGATACTACTTTTGTTGATGTTGCTGGTGATACGATGACTGGTAACTTGCAGATGGATGCTAATAGCATTACAGGTGTATCTAGTGTACAAGGACTCGCTCTTACCGATCCAGCTGGAAACGATCACGCAGCTAATAAGAAATATGTAGACCAACAAGACGCACTACAAGTTACTAAGAGTGGTGATTCAATGAGCGGAGCTTTAACATTACCTAACTCTGACCCTACTGACGGAAACCACGCTACTAGAAAGATTTATGTAGACGCTCAGATAGCTGCTACTTTAGCTACAGGTACAGCAGGTGGTCCTATAGATACAGTTAACATTGCTGACGATGCTATCACTACAAACAAAATAGCTGACGACGCTGTTACTGCTGACAAGCTTGCACACACTACTGTTACTCCTGGGTCTTATACAAACACTGATATAACAGTAGATCAACAAGGACGAATCACAGCTGCTGCTAGTGGGTCAGGTGGAACAGGAACTACTAATCTTTCAACCACAGCTAACGGTACTTCTTTAATAGTTGCTAGTGACACAGGTACTGACGCTTCTATCCCTGCTGCTACTACAAGTGCTTGGGGAGCGATGACAGATGAAGATAAGACTAAGCTTGATGGAATTGCTGCTGGTGCTGAAGTAAACCCAACAAATACAGACGGACTTACACAAGGTTCTACTAATCTTTACAACCAAACACATACTGGAGATGTTACAGGTTCTACTTCACTTACGATAGCAGCTAACGCTGTGGAGTCTACAATGATAGACAGTGCAGATACCACTTTTAATGTTAACGATACTAACAACAACATAGGAACAGGAGCGTTAGCGGATTCTTCTTATCAATTAACTGTGGATGGAGGTAGTGGAAAGGACACTATATATGCAAAAGGTAATCAAACAGGTGCTTATGTTGATTTAAACCTTGAGAACGAAAGTGCGACAGGTAACGGAGGCAGAATGCGAATTATACAAGGAAGTAATATTGCTTCTTTTCAATATCAAGAAAATGGAGAACGAGCTACTTTAAGTGTTGCTGATGGAAGTTTATCTGCTAATGCTGGAATAACCATAGCGTGTTCTTCTGCTGCTCAAGCTAGTGTAGAACCCACAGGCTCAATGTACAGTAA